ACTGGTTTCGGGCACCACGATCACCGATGCCGTTATTTCTGGCGGCACCTTTGCTGGCGCGGTCGTATCCTCGCTCAATCTTGACGTCGCCAAGCCTGCGGCGGCCGGGTCTACCCGCGCCGACGCGACGGCTCTGACGGCTTCGTTTAGCTGGGTTACCGCAGCCGATGCTACCAAGGGCGTTGTTCTTCCTGCCCCTACGGCTGGTCGCGTAATTGCCATTAAGAACGACGACACGGCCAACGCAATTTTGAAGGTCTACGCTCCTGGCAGCGCTAAGATCAACAGCGTTGCCGGCTCCACCGCGTTTTCAATGGCTGCCAAGACGGCCTGTTTTTTTGTTGCGTATGACACCACGGATTGGTTCTCCATTCCGCTGGTTGCGTCTTAACCAGACAGGCGGTCTCCGGGCCGCCTGTTTTCTATAAGGATGTAAAATGGCTGAAATCTATCTTATGCACCCCAAGCATGGCGTCAAGATTGCCACCATGGAAATGGAAGCGCAGTATGACGAGAGCCACGGCTGGGTGCGGTTTGACCCGGAAGACACGATTGAAGAGGCCGTCGAATCCCCCGTTGCTGACTTGCCAGAACTGGCCGATGAGGCTAATATGATGATTGAGGCTCCGCGTCGTCGCGGTCGCCCGCGCGTGACGAAGGACGAATAGCATGGCGACGGCTGGCGACATCATCAACGGCTCCCTGCGACTGATTGGCGTGCTGGCCGAAGGCGAAACGCCGTCATCCGAAACCGCGCAGGACGCGCTGTTAGCCATGAACCAGATGATTGAAAGCTGGAATACCGAGCGTCTCTCTGTTTTCTCGACCATCGACCAAATTGAAACGTGGCCTCCCGGCGCTCGTTTCCAGACTTTTGGCCCGACCGGCAATATTGTTGGCAGCCGCCCGGTTATGGTTGACGACAGCACATACTTCCGCGACCCGGCCAGCGGCATCTCCTACGGCCTCAAACTAATCAACCAGCAGCAGTACAACGGCATCGCGGTCAAAACCGTCACCTCGACCTATCCGCAGGTGTTGTGGGTCAACATGACGTACCCGGACATTGAGATGTACGTTTACCCGGTGCCGACCAAGGTGCTGGAGTTCCACATCGTGTCGGTGCAGGAACTGAACCAGCCAGCCAATCTGGCAACCAATCTGGCCTTCCCGCCGGGCTACCTGCGCTGCTTCCGTTACAATCTGGCCTGCGAACTGGCCCCTGAGTTCGGCGTCGAGCCGTCGCGGCAGGTGTCCCGCATCGCCATGACGTCTAAGCGCAATCTGAAGCGCATCAACAATCCCGATGACATTATGGCACTGCCTTACAGCATCGTCGGCACTCGTCAGCGGTTCAATATTTTTGCTGGGAACTATTAAGGATATATCATGTCCACTGTCGCAATCTCTCAACTCCCTGCCGCCACAACCGCTACCACAGCGGATGAAATCCCTATTGTACAGGGTGGCATCACTAAGAAACTTACCAATGCGTTGCTGTTCAGCACCACTTCGCTGGCCAGCGCAACTGGCCTTCCAATCGTTGCTGGCACGACTGGCACGCTGTCAGTAGCGCGTGGCGGTACAGGCGTCACGACGTCCACAGGTTCTGGTAGTGTCGTATTAGATACTAGCCCAGTTCTTACGTCGCCGACTTGTATTACACCTACACTTGGCGTTGCCACCGCAACATCCATCAATAAAGTAGCTATTACTCAGCCAGCTACTAGCGCCACGCTGACGATTGCCAATACCAAAACGCTAACGATCAGCAATTCACTTACGTTGGCAGGCACTGACGCCACAACGATGACGTTCCCGTCTACCAGCGCCTCAATCGCGCGGACGGACGCAGCGCAGACGTTTACGGGTAATCAGACCTTCAGCGGTGCTTTTATTCAGGGTGTGCAGGCGCTGTCCGGTGCGGGCGCTGTCAACATCACGCAGCCAGTCACCAAGTTCACGTCTACGGCCACTGGTAACGCACTGACGCTGGCTGATGGTGTTGAAGGTCAGCTTAAAACTATTGTCTATGTGGCTGAAGCCGCTGGCGGTGATACAGGCATTCTTACGCCGACTAACCTCGGCGCCGGGACGACCATCACTTTCAACGCAGTGGGCGATGCTTGCGTGCTCCAGTTCCTTGGTTCGGACTGGTGGGCTATCTCGCTCCGCGGCGCGGTGCTGGCTTAACCGATGCAGACACCTATCCTAGGTTCATCTTATGTAGCGCGCAGCGTAAACGCTGCGGATAGCCGTATGGTGAACCTGTTTCCTGAAGTTGTACCGGAAGGCGGCAAACAGCCCGCCTTCCTGCAACGCTGCCCCGGCCTGTCTTTGCGGGCAACGGTCGGCACCGGGCCTATCCGCGGGCTTTGGGAACACGGCGCTTTCAGCTACGTTGTATCTGGCAACACGTTTTACCGCGTAAACAGTTCATTTTCGGCCGTAGCACTTGGTGCGGTGTCTGGCACCGGGCCTGTCAGCATGGCCGATAACGGCACACAGATCATGATCGCCGCCGATCCTGCCGGATACATTTACAACACCTCAACCGATGTCTTTGCGCAGATCACCGACCCGGACTTCCCCGGCGCCTCGGTCGTGGATTATCTCGACGGCTACTTCGTCTTCATCCAGCCCAATAGCCAGCGTCTTTGGGTGACTGCATTGCTGGATGGAACCAGCATTGACCCGCTGGACTTTGCCAGCGCAGAAGGCGACCCCGACAATATCGTCAGCATGATCGTCGATCACCGCGAAGTTTGGGTGTTTGGCAACAATTCGACTGAAGTTTGGTACAACGCGGGCCTATCTGATTTTCCGCTTGTTCGCATTCAAGGCGCATTCAACGAGTTGGGTTGCGCCGCACGGTATACCGTTGCCAAGATGAACAATCAGGTCTATTGGCTTGGCAAGGACTTTCGTGGGCAGGGCATCGTTTACGTTGCCAACGGCTATCAAGGCCAGCGTATATCGACGCACGCGGTTGAATGGCAAATTCAGCAGTACGGCAATATTTCTGGCGCCGTTGCGTATACTTACCAGCAAGACGGCCATTCGTTCTACGTCTTAACTTTTCCTTCTGCCGGGGCTACTTGGGTTTATGACGCCATAACGGGCGCGTGGCACGAACGTCTGGCATGGGAAAACGAACAGTGGGCGTTGCAGCGCGGGCAAACGCAGGTTTTCTACAACAGTGAAAACTTAGTCGGCGATTATGAAAACGGCAATGTTTACGCTTACGACCTCGACGTATATTCCGACAATGGTGCGCCGCAACGTTGGCTGCGGTCGTGGCGTGCGCTTCCAACCACCGAGAACACATTGCGGCGCACGGCGCAGCATTCGCTTCAGCTTGATTGCGAAACTGGTGTCGGGCTTAACCTGTACCCCGCGTATGAAGGGGAAGATTTGACCGCCGAAGACGGCGCAATTCTCCTTGTCGAATACGCGCAAAGCGATCTGACAACTGAGAGCGGCAGCGAACTTACGACTGAAGCCAACGACGGGTATGAATACATCGCAACTGCGCCCAATGCGCCCGATTACTATGTAGACCCCGTATATCTGGGAACGTCCAGCTATCCTGCGGCGCCTGGTTACGACCCGCAGGTCATGCTGCGGTGGTCGGACGACGGCGGCCACACATGGTCAAATGAACATTGGAAATCGATGGGCAAGATCGGCGAGTTTGGCTACCGCACCATCTGGCGTCGCCTCGGCATGACGCTTAAAATCCGAGACCGCGTTTACGAAATATCGGGCACCGATCCGATCAAGATCGCTATCATGGGTGCTGAACTACAGGCGAGCGGCACCAGTGCCTAACATCACCAACATTACGCCGCCGCGCGTCCCGCTGACCGATCCGCGGACAGGATTGATTGCGCGTGAGTGGTATCTGTTTCTATTGAGTTTGTTCAACCAGACAGGCCAAAGCACCAACTCGCTAGAGGACATTCAAAAGGGCCCGCCGGCAGAAACGATTGACGCCAACGCTATTCTCTCGGATGCACTGCTGTCCTCAGCCGCCGCGGCGTCTGATCTAGCCCCGCTTGAGACAGCAATTCAGGCACTTGCTGCATCGCAACAAGTTGCGTTTGATCCTACCAATCTTGAGGCGGCTATTCAGGCGCTGGCGCTCCAACCGCCTGTGACGCCGCATGTTCCGGCACCCATCTACGGGTCTTTCTACAGCACCGCCAACCAGCCAGACGGATCAAGTACGACGGCATTCCCGGTCGTGTATGATACCACGCAGTTCAGCAGCGGCGTGAGGATAGAAGACCGCGCGGCGGTGTTTACGGCCTCTATTGGCCCGGCCAGCACGACTATGACGGTCACAGCCATCACGTCAGGGCCGATCTATCCAGGTATGGTTTTGACTGGAACTGGCGTTACGGCCGGTACTTACGTCGTGTCGCAGACCACGGGCACGGACGGCAGTACCGGAACCTACGTTGTCAGCGCGTCACAAACGGTTGCCTCG